CCATCAAACGCGATGGTGAGTTCGTCTGAGATATCGGATAGGTCAGCGACTGCGTGGGCCATGGCATCGCCTACGGTTTTGCCCATGGCTTGACCGGCTTCGCGGAGGGATTCCGACTGCGCCGCTTGAGCACGGAGAGCGTCACCAGCATGGGAAGCACCGTCTACGATGGCGCGGGAAATGCCCTCACCGAAGTATTTTTCGAGAGTTCCATAACCCCAATCGCCACCTTGGAATGCTATTTCTACCTCATCAAATGCATCACGAGCGTCAGTAATGACGCCGCGGGCGGCGGTGGCCACCGTCTGGGCGGTGCCGCGGATTCCCTCTGCGAAGGCTTCGCCTATTGATTTGCCGGAGTAGAGGACCCAGCCACGACCGGAGAACGGGCCTTTCTTCGCTGGCGAGAAGGGGAAGAAATCCCGGGCGGCCTGGACCACATCAGCAGCTGCGTCTTTGACGTTACCAATCATTCGTTTGATGCCGTCAATAAACCCGCGGATTAGGGCTTTGCCGGAGTCGAAAAGGATTTTTCCGATATTCCCCAGAGCTTCAAGGGACCGGCTTGGGATTGATCCTACGTAGTCGAGGATGCCGCCGACACCGTTGCTAGCAGCTTCTTTCAGATCAGACCAGGCTTTAGAGAATGTGCCGGTAAGCACATCCTTGATTCGGTAGAAAGTATCCCCTATTGTGCCGGCGAAACCTGCTACTGTGTCAAGACCGATAGAAACACCCTGGTGAAAGTGCTCTTTTACGCTTTCCCAGGCGGCACTGGTGAAACCGCTGATTTGCTCACCCGCGATTTGGAATACGCTAGTCGTGGTGTTCCAAAAACCACTGATCGTGTCGCCTGCTGCGCTAGTAGCGTTGTTGAAGCCTGTGACTATTGTGTCACCTACGCCGGAGAGCCATTCACCAAATCGGCTGAAACCATCGCTAATGCTCTGGCCTAAATCGCTGAAAAAATTCTCGATCTCAGGCCAATGATTCACCAGGGCACCAACCAACAGGCCCACTGCCGCCACCACAGCGCCTATCGGATTAGCCAGCACCACGAAAGCGCCGACCACACCCATGATTGCCGGGGCCATGGGGATAAGGATCTCGATAATTTTTGCAAATCCCTCAATCATTGTTGCGATTGTTGGGATCATTGGGATAAGAATTTCTGTGGCTAATTCCGCCAGCTGAGGGATGAGCGGGGCAACGGCTAGCAGGATATCGGCAATTGCCTGAGCCACCACCGGCAGCAGTGGCGCCATGGCTGTGATGCCTTCGCCGATTGCTTGAGCCACCACCGGCAGTACCGGTGCTAGTGAATCCAGTGCAGGTTTGAGGGATTCGAGGAGCATTTGTACGAACGGAGCGAGAGCTTCGACCGTTTGCACGAATGCTGGCGCCAAGGTAGTTAGGATGATGTTTCCTAGCTGCCCAACAATTGGCAGTACTGCATCGACTGCACCCGCCATCATGCTAAAGAAGTCCGTGAGGGTAGTCATTCCCTCGGCACTGTTTACCCAGTTATTCAGGGCATCAGCGCCGGCACCTAGCATGCCTAGGAGCGGGCCACCACTGGCAGCCATGGCAGAGAAAACGCCACTGACGATTCCGCCTAGGTCTTGGACGAATCCCCAAAAGCTTTTGAGTGTTTCGAGCGCACTTTCGAAATATGCGGTAAGGGATCCGTCTTCGAAACCGGCAACCATTTTCTGGGCCCAAGCTTCGGCCATTTCGGCGATTTTTTCCGAAAGCGCGGAAACGATCGGTGAAGCTGCCGCACCAGCGGCAATGATCCCTTGGAAAAGACTTCCAAGGGTATCACCTACGCGACCTGCGATATTGGCGGAGTTATCGAGCAGAACATTAAACGCCTCAAACCCGCTACCTTGAGTGAGGAAATCTACTACGCCTGCTGCGGCATTCCCTAGGTCAACCGCCACATCCCCCATGGCTTCCTGAAGCGGATCCATGAGGATAGCAATTTCGCCGAAATTTGAGAAATTAGCGAAAAATTTCTCCTGAATATCCTCCCCTAGTTCACCGAAGCGCTCTCGGAGGGAGAGTAGGTCACCGGCAAACTCCCGGGCGGCGGGGGAAAGATTCTCAAGGGCGGGGCCTAGCTCTTCAATAGTTTTGGCTTCTAGGACCTCATTTAGCCCTGAGAATGCGGTTTTCAGCGTGCCCACACCCAGCGCCGCGGCGCCTAAGCCTGACGGCCCCATGGCAGCCGCCAGCGCGCCGACCTGGGCCACGCCCGGGCCCAGCGCCTGCACTAGAGAAGCTACGTGAGCAGCCAGCCCAGCAATGCCGGCGGTGGCGCCGCCAGCAACCGCGGAGATCTTCCCCAAGCCCGCTGAAACGGCACCCACCGGGCCCATAATTGCTGATAACCCCGACCCAAACCGGGACAATCCGTCTTTCACATCAAGGTCAACATTGACCTTGGCGTGTTGAGCTGCGGCAATGCATGCGGCTTTTACTCGGGCGATAAACCCGGGTGAATCCACATCCATATCCGGTCGGAGCGGAGGGAGGATTTTTTCGGCGTCTTTGATAGTCCGGTTCGCTTCGCGGGCGATTTTCCCCGGATCACCTAATTGCGGCTCAATCCGTATCGCGTCGATAGCTGTTTCAACAGCCCTGATTGATGCTTTCGCGGACTGGACCAATTCGGTGGAATCAACATCAGCATCAACATCAACTTTTGCGAACTCTTGCACTGCCTGAACTGCGGAATTAATTTTTTCCACTAATCCATGCTGGTCAAAGTCGGCAGCAATTTGGATATCTGATTTGAGGAAGCCGAAAGCCCCGACCTCATCAATCGCCTTACTGAGGCGATGCCTGAGATCCTCGGTATCAATTTCGGCGGGAATATCAATTGCGTGCGTAGCACTTTGCGCATGAAGGACTGCTAGATGCGCTGCACTTTTAGCTTTTTTGGCTAATTGTTGCTCGTCAATTGTGGTCTCAACGTTGATTTTGCCAGCGGCAGCCTCTGCGGATTCCACAGCCTTGTGGGCAGCCGTAATGATTTTCGGCTGGTCTATTAGCGCTTCAACATTGATATTTCCGGCGGCATTATTCGCGGCTTCAACAGCACGGCTAGCTGAGGCGATGAGAGAACTTAAATGTACGCTGGCTTCAACATTAACTTTAAAAATTCGGTCGAGTTGGTCAATAGCTCGTTCAGCGGAGTTCCGAAGCGCTGCGGAGTCAATTTCAGCACGAACCCTGAGCTTGGTTTTGTGCTCAATATTGAGGAGATTATCTTTGAGTTTTTGCGCAAAGCCCTTGGTGTCGGGCATGATTTTAACGTTTGCAGCGCCAATTGTTCGGCCCATGCCCTTGGTGGCCATATACTATCCCCCCGATAGTTATTTAGTACAGTTGTTCGACTCCGCTACCCGCTGCTAGTCGCGCCCGCCACGCAGCCAGCGTGCGTTCGGCCTGTTTGCGCTCTTGCACCTTATGGCCTGGGAAAACCTTGTACTGGTTAAAAGATGTTCGTTTTTTTCCGTCACTATTTGCCTGCATTACACGTAATGCTTCTACGGAATTACGCAGGTCAAACAGGACCCAATCCGATTTGCTCCAAGCTTGCCCTTGTTTTTCACCCATCATTCGGGCGAAAAGCCGGGATTCTTCCGGGAGCCCTGCAATAAGTAGCAGGACTTCTTTCACCCCCCATTCCCGTATGACCTGCGTAAAACGTAGATTATAGAATTGCTGGAAGTCCGGCACGAGTGCCGAACCAAATTTTTGCACATACGTGCGCAGGCAAATTAATTTCCCAGTGATTCCAAGATTTCGGCGAATTTTTCCATAATGAATGCAATGCCGTCATTCAGGGACAATGATTCTAGAAATTCCTGCATTTCAGCTCGGTCTTCTGCATTATCCAGCACCATTTCCTGGGCCTTTTCTACGGATTTATGCATCGCTTCCATGCTCTGGGAGCTCATATTCTCGGAGTCGAACCCTCGTGCGATTGGGCCTAGCTCTTCTGATAGCATAAGCGCTTGAGCATAGATTCCTAGAGTGCTAGCGGGAAGCATATTGGAGAAATCCTTGAGCTGCGGAGCATCTTCTCCCCAAGAATCTTCGTCGTCCTCGTAGTACTCTTCGATTACTGGTTCTGGATCAGTCACGGCTTCAGCTGGGAAATTACCAGTAAAATCAAAATCGTTTACGCTACCCGGCGCCCCATGCTGGTTGCCATAGGCTCCGTTATTCGGTTGAGCGGGTTGCTGCTGCTGATTGCCGTAACCGCCGGGGAAATAGTTAGTTGGTGCCGGATTCGGGTTAAACCGCGGCGGTTCTTGCTCCCATTGTTGTTGTGGCTGGGGTTGGGAGTTAGGGTTGCTGCGGTTTTGGTTCCGTGGCTGGTTGTTGCGCTTTTTTTTGCCGGTGCCGGTAGCGCGGCGCTGTTTACGATTCTGGCGGTTATTTGGGGTTGCCATATTGTTCTCCTTGGATCAGAAAGGCGGGCGTCACCAATAATCATGGTTGACGCCCGCCCGGGATATCTATTACGCGACAATTCCTTACACCATGTCTTTGTGCATGATGGTGCCCTTGGATTTGCCGGTGATTTGCAGGATATCGTACTTCACACCCATCTTCATAAAATCCTCATTGCTGGTTTCTATGGAGCCGTCAGGGGAGGAAGATGCAAACCGATAGTGCAGTACCAGGGGTCCGCTGCTATCAATAAAGACGATCAGCAGAGATACTTCTACTGGAACGTAGTTGGCGGGAATCGAGAATTGTTTTTTAGTGGTATCGACGGCGCCATCTCGGCCAAACCGGTGCTGAAGAGGTTCCTTGGTCCATTGGGCGTATTTGACTACAACAGAATCTTTGGATTCAGTTTTTGTTTTCCGTAGCGCTGGGTTTTCCCATACCCCCTTAACCTCACCACCGGAAATGTCAGAGTTGATCCCTGGTAGCGAGTCCAGAGCTGTATAGCCAACTGGCGTGAAAGTGCCGGCGTTTTTAGTGGTGTCTTCAAGCCATTTTGTGATAACCGTCAACTCCGGGCAGTCAGTATCTTTCGGGGCGATAAGCACCGCACCTTTCCCAGGAATAAATACAGCATCGTCTACATATGCCATGGTTATTGTCCCCTATCCCCCCTGACAGTCAGGGTGTATGTCGCAGATATTTGCTCGACCCCTGACGGGTTATGCGGCGCAATCCGCAGAGGTTCACTGTCGGTTATTACGATAGCCACGCCGGTAGCAGGATGGTCACTAAGCGACAAAACCGCCTCCTGAACCATATCCGCTATATCGGCTACCTGGTCGTAGTCAGGCCCCAATACGGTCACGGATATCTGGGATTCGAAAAGCATTCGATTCCATGGCATACGAGTAGTTGGCGCCATTCGAACAGGCGTGACCAGCGTCGTTATCACCCTTGGGCTCAACCACGCATCTATAGATGCCGTAGCATGGCTCTCCGGCACGGTTTCGTTGATGTGTTCAACAACCCGTTTGATGATATCCGGGCGGGTATGTTTGGGCGTCATCTAAGTTGGCCTATGGATCGTAGGAGTATGAATTTTCCTGGTACGAATTTGCCGAGTTCGCCACCTTTTTTTTGTGCGAAATGCCCGTATTCGATAGCGAGAGCGGCGGGGTGGTCGTTGTACACATATCGGTCGGTAACGCCGCCTTTGCCGCGGGCGGTGCCGATTTTGAAATTTTGGGAGTATTCACCAGTGTGGTGGTGTTGGGCGGCGGCGGCTTCGGCTTTAGTTTTGATAGCGGCAGCGGCTTCATCGAGGATGCCGGATTCGGCGGCAAGTTGGGCCATCTGCCGCCCGGTTTTCATGTATATTTTCGCCACGGTGACGCTAAACCCCCTTGGTTTGGGTTGCCTGTTTGAGGCGTACTACGGTTCTGGCGGTGAGTCGTGAGCTGGTAAAACGTTCGGGTTCCCCGACAATGTTGTACAGCATGCCGTTACTGTCAAGCACTTGAGATAGTGAATCCCCCGGGAAAGTCCGGCAAAGGAAGTTTTTCATCGTGAGTACCTGGGTTTCGCCGGCGGTGGCCACGCCTAGAATCTCATCTGTGGTTGATGGCTGTATCCTCCCCCAGCATTCGACTCTGCCGGTTTCTACCGGCACTAGGCGCCCGTGACGCCCTATTTGATTTTCCCGGAGTATCACCGTGACTTTATCTGTGGCGTGGGTTTTATGCCGCAGGCTCACCAGATCACCTGACCTTGCCGATTCTGGAGCATGTCACCGCGGTAGGTGCTGATAGTGCCAAAGCCCTTGATCTTAGTTGTGGTGGTAGCGTAATCCCGGAGGATTGCCAGCTGGTCAGGGGTGAAGATTGCCGATTTCGTCACTGATGAATCAAGACCGTAGGAGTAGCTACCATCTGATTCTCGGGTAAACCGGTCAGGATTGGTATAGAGCCGGCGGGCAGCTATGGCGAGTACCGGCACCACGCCCGCCGGCAAATCTTCAGGCTGTTTCCACGTTTGTTTTGTTTCGTGGAGTGCTGCGGCGCTTACCATTTCGATCACCCAGGCGGCGAATCCAGTATCGAAAGTGGCGGCTTCCTCCTGGGGGAGGGAGCGTTTCAGGTCGTCACTGGATATAAGTTTCACGGTGGCCATGGGTGATCTCCTTATTTAGTGGTTAGGGTCCGGCGGGGACGGGGGTTTTCGGCTCTTCCATGCCTTCCTTACCGGTCAATTTCACAATGCGTTGTAGGTCGAGTACCTCAGCTTTTGCGAATGTGTCAATAACGGCACGATCTTGGAGCTTATCCACATCGTAATCATGCAGGTAGCGGAGGCTGAAGCCGTCTTGGGAGATTGTGGCGGAGAAAGCGGCGCCCTTCGGCGGGGCGCTTACCCGGCTGGCAAGCGTAATTGCGTCCATCTTGTAGGCGTAGGCGGCGTAGGCGTCAATAACGTTGTCCTCTACAACTGTGAGTCCGTAGAGGCGACCTAGGATATTTTCCCGGAGGAGCCCATCGGTGCCGGCTTCGTTGACCTTGGTGAGGCTTGGGGTTGCCCGGAGGGCTGCTGCCCAGCCGGCGCCGACCACTAAATACCGGTCTTGGGGTTTCACGCCGCGGGAGTTCAGCAGGTTTACCGCGTAGCGGATTGCCGGGAGCACACCACTGTGGTCGTCTGCTTTCAGGTTCTCGTTCTTGAATCGGGTACTCAGTCCCAAGCCCATGCCGTTGAAAACCTTATCGGCGGCTTTCAGATCAGCGGCAGTATCGTAGGCGGTGCCATCTGTGGAGAAAAGCTTGTTTTTTGCGCCACGGTCTTGTGCGGTAAGACCTGCTGGCACAGACTCGAATGCCTTTGCAACCTCATTATTTAGGGCGTCTGCTACGGTCTCCGCCATGGGGGCAATGACCTGGGTTTCCATGGCGGTGAGGTCAAACGTGACGAAATTATCCGGCAGCTTCACAGCCTGGTAGATCTGGTCAGTGATCTTCATGCTGCGGTACGGTTCGTACAGGTCAGAGTAGGTGATTGACCGGTCAGCTGCACGATCCGCTGCGGTGTATACCCGGGCGTCAGCCATATACACCGGGGATTTAATGGTGATAGCGCCACCGCGACCGGGGATGAAATCTTGGGAGAAATCCTGATTCACGATCCGCGAGAGCGTGGAACGGTTCCGAACCGCCGCGAGTGTGGAGCGCGCAATCTGCGGCTCAGTATATAGCATATGCATTATATATGTCCTTAGCTTAGGTTTTAGCGTTTGTAAATACGTTCACCAATCTTGGAAAGATCGGTTTCATCTTCGGGTTTGGTGCCGCGACTATCTTGGGCTAGACCGTCGAAAAAGCTTTTCCGTTTCGTACCTGGGTTTTGCTTTTGAATACTGTTGAGGGCTTCCGCTAAGCGCTTCGCGTCTTCTTCCATTTCTTCATCTGTATTGCCCCGCACCCATTCGGATAATTCAGCAGGAACACCGGCTTTTTTGGGGATTTCGTACTGCCGTATCTTCTGTTCGGATTCTTTGGCACGCTGCCGGAGCGTTTGATTTTCCCGATTCAGCTTGTGGATCTTTTTCAAGGCATTTTCTAGGTCACTGCCGGTTTCATTGTCGCCTCCTGGGGCGGCATCCTTGCCGTCAGCCGTGTCTTCGCTTGATTCTTCCTGCTGGCCAGCGGCGGAATCCTCCCGGGGTTCTGCCACATTGTCAGCTTCGGTGTCAGCGTCTGATTCCGGGGTTGAGGTGTCGCCTCCTGGGGCGGCGGTTTCTTCTCCGTTGTCTTCTGCGGTTTCCGCTTCCACGTTTTTGCCGGCGGGCTGGTTGGCAGAGGTAGCCGCCTGGGCTTCCCCCGCCTGGTTTCCATTTTGGTATTTTTCGACGACTTCTTCGATCAGCTGTAATACTTCTTCACGAGTCAAGACTATGATCCCCTCTTTATGTCCCCCGTCACAGAACCGCTCCGGGCGGTTATTGATGGTTATCTACATACTGGCAGCGTGTTTCTTGTACGACTCGATACGCGACAAAAGTACTTTTCTCTGGTGCTTTAGACTGAAAAGGTTTACATCACGGTCAGCAGCTCCGTGGGCCTTCATTACTGCAATTTCTTTCTCCACACCTTCAAGGCGTTTTTGCAGGTCAGCAACCTGTTTCAGGTAATCATCCTTCGTGAATCCCACAATTGGGCTTGCCACCCATGGATTAGTTTTCTTTTTCTTTTTCGGCCTTTTTGTCCCCTCAGATTCTAAAGCCCCTTCATAATCGTCAGGTAAGGTTTTTGAATCCCACCACCTACGCCACGCTTTGAAAGAGTCCGGCTGCCCAGCGGCAACTTCTGCCCACTCCCATGCCAACCGGTCGCCAATCCCAGGAAGGCGAATTTTCCCGGCGCGCTCGTACACGGGTTCGAGTGTGCAACCGCAGTAATCGTGTACTTTGAATTTTCCGTCACCGATAAATCGGCTATTAGCGGCTTTAAAAGCATCACTTCGGTATAGTCCGGTGCCGTCTGGTAGGAATCCGGTGTATGAAACGCCGCGGCTGGCAAGCATGGCGCAAAACGCACATGGTTTCGAATCGAGTACCCGGGCATAGCCGATTGGGCCTTTCCCATGCTCGACGTCGTGGATGATGGCGCGCCTTCCGCCATCTTGGGCTATTTTTTGAGCTTTTGCGGCTACGGCTTTCGCGGTTCTCTGTGTGACTTCGTTGCTGGTCAGGGATTGTTTCACTGCGATTTTCGCGGTGGCCCTGATTGACACGATAACCTGGTGCACGGCTTCGCTGGGCTGGTAGGTGTCGGTGCCGAAATCTATTGGTTGCCTATTGCGCTTCGGCACTTCAGCATCCCGGAAGTCGACCATGTAGTTTTCGGACAGGTGTTCGGAAACTGCACGATATTGGAGTATTCGCGGTACGATTTCTTCCGCGATTCGGATAGCGGAGTCGTCGATATCGCTAATTTTAAACAGTCGTAGCACTACTTCTATAACCCAGTTGACTAGGCGTTCTGCTAGTGTGGCTTGGGCTATTCGGTGGTTTTCGGTGAGCTCTCGACCCCGGTTGGTTTTAGCCACCGGTTACCTCATCTTCATTTCGTGCTGTTTGCCGCTGGAATAGAGCGTTCATTGGGTCGGATTTGAGTTCTTCGTCAGCTAGGCGTTCCCATTCTTCGATGGTGGAGCGTTCGATATTGGGGATGAGAGGCCAGAGGGCACGTTTCGGCACACCTAGCATTTGGGCGGCTTTCCCTAGGGCATCGACGGCTTGGCTCATGGACCTGATTTCCGTATCTTGCCACGTAACACGTAGCATCGGATCGTCTGCCAGCTCTGCTAGCCCGGCATGGTCGGCGATAATTTGGAGCAGCGTATCGTACGAAGCGCTGGCGTTCGCCTTCCGCTCTGATACCTTTTGCATGAGGGGGCCCCGGGCGGCGGCAAGCGCTTCGGGCGTAAGGTTGCTCATTTGCCCGGTAAGGGCGTGAGCCGGTGTTTGAGATACTGCCGCGAGAGCCTCAATATCGGATTTGAAGGATTCCACGAATGGTTCTAACGCTGTGGCGTCTAGCACGCCAAACCTGGTTTCTGGGTCATCGGAAACCAGCATGTCTTCTTGTGCGAGTTTGATTTTCAGGTGGTCTGTGGCTGCTTCATCTGGTTGATCTGTTGGGTCTCCGTCCTGATCTTTAAGAACCGGCAGATCAAGCCCCGTGACAGTTTTCACTTTCCAGGAGTTGAAGTGTTGGGCAAGGAGCCGGTCATAGGTAGTTTTATTTATCCGCTGAGCAGTAGGGATGAACGGTTCAACCTCCCCTATCACATTGCCGTCTAGGTCTTCCTGGTTAGCAAACCTGACGACCGGCACGTAATCCACGTCCAGTTCTTCGCAATTGAGGATAGCGTATTCGGAAGAAAAGCCCGTTTCATCACGGGTAATAGTTCCGGGATTGGGGTTTTTCCCGATATCGTATCGGACACCAGGGAAGAATAATGACCAATAGATGCGCCCGCCATTTGAATATTCGTATAAAGCCGCCGCCGGGCGATGGTCGAAACTGCCGGTATCTCCGTATTCTACAGCCATAGTGCAGGGAGAGAGAAGCCGAACCAGTGGTATTTCATTATCGTAATAATTGTGCGTCACCAAGGCATATGAGTGCCCATAGGCGATAAAACAGCGATGGTTAGCAATCTGCCGCGAGTGTAATTTATTTGCCCGCCAGATACGCCAAAGCTCAGAGGTAGGGCCTTTACTAGAATAAATGTTATCGACAAACATGGCCTGGGTCACATTGTCTACCACGAGTTTTAGCCATGGGGTGCGGGAAAGCATAGATAGACCTTTGTGCTCTGTTGTTGCTTTCCGGGGCAGTTGAAACCCCACCTCTAGTTCAGGGCGCAGCCACGAATTAATGTTCGCTACCTGCTGTTTTTGAATTTTGAGTTTCTGAAGCATGCGCTCGAACGTCTGTAAAACCTCAACAGCTTGGAACAGCGCTAGATCCTCTACGTTCATTTATGCGACCCTCCCGCGGCGTTTCTTGATTGGCTCCATGCTCAGCCCCCGCAGCGCCAGCGTCACGGCACGTAGAGGCTCTACAGGTATTCCACCAAACGCTTGCCATGTCCACGCTGTACGCGACGCTCCGACCGGGCGGCGGCGGGCTGTATAGGCGGCGTCATCTAGCATTGGGTGGGAGCCATGCAAAAGCGTGGGTTCGAAAACCAAATTTTCGTCAAGATTCACGAGCCGGTCATAGAAATCAGCGCTGCCGGCGGTGAGGTCCCGGGTGGTAGCTAGCGAGACCGGTATCCCCGCCGCCGATAGCCGCGGCACCATAGCCGAAGCACCCGAATATGAGTCAATAACGATACCCGCTACCGGCTTTGATTTTTTCACAAGAGCATGCAGCAGATCCTGTACTTTCGCCACCCCGTTTAGAGCGTCGATGATCTCAACAATTACCCTACCGTCGTTAAGCAGAGCGGCACCCGCCACAAACGCTTTAGAACGATCCTGGGTGATCTCCAACGCTAGAGAGCGCTTTTTCACTCGGTAACTCTGGAAAATCTCCTTGGACACCACGGCACGATCCCACAAATCAACACCAATAACAGCATCAGCTGAATTATCCGCCCACACACCTAGACGCTCCCGCTGGTATTGCTCTTCACCCATGATTGACAGCTCGACTTCTCGGACCCAATCCCACGAAATCAGATAGCCTAAAGACGGATTGGACTTTTGAACAGCTTCTCGGCTTCGCCAATCTATCTTTTTGATATCCACGGACCATTCAAAAAACGCCAAATGCTTATTTTCCTCTGGGCGCTCTGTAGCGTCTTCACGAAGGTTTTTCAGCACGGTGGAGTAGTCGAAACCGGTTGACGACGTGAACCAAACCTGGGCGTTTTCACGAGTAACCATGACCGGCAACAGGTCGGAAATCAGCTCCTCCGACACCGCGAAAGCCTCGTCAATGATTACCAGGTCTCCCTGTAACCCACGCCCTGAGGTGCGCACCCGGGATAGGAAATCCAGCCGCCGACCATCTTTGAGGATGATTGCCGTTTCCCGCGAATCGGGCATGCGGGCGACCATATCCATCCACTCAGGTATGGATTCAATAATTTGACGGATAGCTAAATATTCAGCGTGAGCTGTTTTAAACAGATGGGCTGAAAATACAAGCTTTTCCTCACCAAATAGGAAAAGTCCCGCTAGCAGGCGCGCCCTGACAAGGGCGTTTTTCCCATTTTGCCGCGGCACGATCAGGCATACGCGAAACGCTTGCCATCTACCAGTGACCGGATCTTCCGCCATAGCATTATTGGCCACGATTTGCTGCCACGGCATGAATTCCAACCCGGCAATGCTAGCAATATCAGCTAAGTCTTCTCCGGCGGTTGATTCCCATTGCGGAGCATGGAAATACCGGGGTATCTGCTGTCCAACTTCTTCATCATGCCGCGGATTAAATAGAGATTCCGGCACCTCTAGCCGTGGATCCGCTGGATCCGCTTCTAGGACTGCCGTAGTCACGACATCGTGGCTTTCTTCTTTGCAGCTTCCCGGCGCGCCGCCCGCTTTGCCTGTAGCTGATCCATAACGCTGCTGGATTCACTGATGGCTTTAGCGGGTTTGAGGACACCTATTTTCCCCAGGTTGATAGCCATAGCGGCTTGCAGCTGGCGGGCTTCGGCAATCATATTATTCACGACGACTTGAATTTGGACTTCCCCATCGGCAGTTTCGATTGGGTCCCCAAGCTCAAACCACAGACTACTTGAGGACGACAGGGCGCCGGCTAGCCGGTCAAGTCGGTCTTTCATGCGACACGCTTCCATGAGGAGAATATCCCCTACAGGATCTAGTTCATATGCACTTTTGATAGCAAGCCATAGTTTTTTCCCGGAATCGCGTAGATAGCCATCTTGTAGGGGGTCGTACTCCCTCTTGCTCTTGCGATGTGGTACGTTTTTCTTTTCCAGCTTCGGCGTTGTGGATTCGTTATTGTCTTTCTTGGGTCGCCCACGCTTCTTCGTGGTGACTGGCTTGGTTGGTTGCCCGGCGCGCCGGGCTTTCATGTATTCGGCGGCAGCGTGGCGGCATTTTTCGCAGCTTTCTTCTCCGTGGCGTTGGTGTTGCCGATAGCCGGATACTGTGCCGCATTTTGCCCGGTTTTTCGCGGGTTTTTTCACGCCTCCCCCTCATGGTGCCTAATTGCTGATTGTTGTTAACCGCCCCTACCTGGTTAATGGCGGTTTTCGGCTTTCATCAGCTGTTTTACAGGTTTAACACGGTGTGATTTTAGGGGAATTTTTTTCGTGTTAACCCCTAGGCGACATTCCCGGCGCGAATGTGTATCGCATTACCGGGAGGTGAGAGGATCCGGGGCGGCGGGGGGTACCCCCCAGGGTGCCGCCCGGGAATTCGCCATGGTTTGGTTGCGGCCTGGGGTTTTGCGGCTCACCAATCGAGGAGCGTGTCAGCCGGGCGGCGTCTGCCGTCTGATCGTTCGGAGTTGCATTTTCGGTGTGCGGGGCGGGTTTCACCCATCAAGCCGCCTCCGGTGGCGAGTGCGATAATGTGGTCGAGTGTGAAAGCCATCTGGTGGGATGTGGGTAAGCTCATGTCGATAGGGTCGCCGCAAATCCAGCAAACGGCTTTCGAGGGGTCGCGCTCTAGCTGCCTTCTAACTCGTTTGACTCGCTCACGATACTGATGTGTGACTTTTCTCACGTTACGCTGTTTGCCCATGGCCCAGCCCCTCTAGGTACAGCTTAGTTGCGTACGATGCTTGTAATTTTTCCCATGTTGGCCTGCGAACATATTGTGATCGAAGTCCTTTGATGCGCCAAATAGTGTCCTTGGGAAGTCCAACGATTTTCCCGATTTCCCGGAGTGAGAGATCAAGCGAAACAATCTTTGCCAGCAGCTCCAGCGCCTGAGCGATAGGCACAGTGCCGCCTCGTGGCGCCGGTGGTAATCGGTGGCTCAAGAATTCCTGGTGGTGGCGGGCGCAGAGCCCAAGGCTTGCCGAATCATTGGCGACTGCCGGAAGGTGGCAAGTGATATGTAAGCATTTGCTGGGCATTTCCCCCCCGTGGCGGTGCGTGTGGTACCATGGATCGTGTTTCTCCAATCCCCCCGCTAATCGTGGCGGGGGTTTTGGTATATACAG